TCTGAAACTATGGCTTCATTTACTATGTCTTCTATTGCTTCGTCACATTCTGGATGAAGTGACATCTCTCTATATCTTTTGATTAGATCATATTCATTTCTGAATACACCTTCAATATCAACGTACTGACCATAAAACCCACTACTAACATAGTAGTCGGATTTGTCTGCCTCATTTTGCGGAACAGGAGATACCGCACCCTGTGGCAGATTATTATCGTCAGCTCCCTCAATGGAGAAACCGAATAATTTAGCCATTTTTTATAATTAACCTTATAGTTTATTTATTAACCCACAACAACGTCATTATTTTCGTCAAGAGCTTCCCACCACTGAACTTGGAATTCTGTTGCAAATTCTTCAATAACATTGTTACTATCATAAGAAAGATCTATGCTAGAAACATTAGTTGGGAATACGCCATGGAAATGATAAGATCTCAAAATAGGAATATTATCTGCAGATGTTACTGGAGCGTTTGTTGGGCCAACGATTGGTGCTCGAGCTAGTTGATATACGTAAGCTTCTTGTTGGTATACTGTAGGATCAACCTCTCCAGAATTATCAGAAGTTTTATTAATCAAATTCATCCACTTTTCCATTGCATCTCTGATAGTGAAATTGTTATCATTGATGACTGTTACTGTCCAAGTATCAAAACTTCTTTCTCCTGCAATCTTCAATTCTCTTCCTCTAAAAGGTATTGAGATTGGTGTTATGATTGAGGCAGGCAAATTTGCACCCTTTACGAGAAAACGTATTTTATCTGAAACATCGTTTTGGTCAATTGCGAGGGATGGAAAATTAATTTCAACCTCGAAAAAATTAGGGCGAACACCACCACCCAGCAGTTTACTTTTAAACGTATCTAGGGTTCTCGCATTAGCCCCTTTATTTGGGATTTGCTGAGGCATTTTTCTTCTCTCCTGTGATAATTAGATGGTGGTTAAACTGTACCAACCACTTCTTCAAAACTAATTCCTGTGCGTGTTGCAACAAATGTTAGTCCGATGAAGTTGATGGAACGTGCTGGTTTGATAAAGATATCAGCACGGAATTCATTTGCGTCAATAATATCAGCGGTATTATTTGACTCATCACAAACTACTAAGAAGTCTGTGATACCTCTCTTCGCTTGAACGTCACGAAGGAAGGGTTCAACGATATTTACGAAGTTTGCTCTTGTGATATCATCGTTAAATTCAAAGAGTTGTGCTCTTGCAGCTCTTTCAATTGCAGTCTCTACAGTTAAGAACAAACGACGTACGTTAATTCTATCAAATGCAGATACAAATCCTAGTGCAGTCTTATCACCAAAGAGTATAATTCCTTGGCCTGGGAACGCAACAACTGGATTAATTCTCTTAGTATATAGTAGATCTCTTTGTGCTTGCGATGGATTATATGCAAGTTTAACTGCACCATTTACAACACCACGATCAGCTCCCGCTGGTGAGAACCAAGGGAATGAGTTTTGTGATGTTCTTGCCATCATACCAGCAACATCAGAGTTGGTTGGAATATAACGGAATTTATTATTGAAACGATCAAAGATATACTTGTAACCAGAATCAATAACTCCATAAGATGATGAAGTATAGTTTGTGCATGTTGCTAATATGTTACTTGTTTGAGTATCACTATTAGTAAGTGGAACAGGTGCAACACCACTACCACTTAACACATCTGATTTTGCAGGGCCAACAACTGCGATACAGTCTTTTCTTGTGTTTGCAATAGAAATTAACTTATTAGCCTTTCCTACAGTTTCACTTCTACTTCCTAATCCAGGCCCCATTATAAGGTAGTTAATAGGATATTCTCTTGCATTTGCAAATTGATCATACCCACTCATCAAGTCTCCAAGAGTTGTAGGATATGTTGGTGCAGTGAATGTACCACCGTAATCTTTTCCACCCTCAAGTGAGAATGTAGATCTTCCAGTTCCAACAAAATCAACACCCTGTGCAACCTGTCCCCAAGAACCAGCTGCAATATTTGCATTATTGTTTGCTCCTGTTAAAGGAGTTCCATTTGGTTTTGCACCACCAAACACATATTCAGAATTATTTGCTAAGAAATTCTTATAATATATCGGTGTATTGAACTGTTTTGCATCTTCTGCCTTAGAAAGATTGAGCCAAGTTTCTAGAATTTGACCAGCAGTTCCTGTTTCTGATCCACTATCATCAACTACAACAACATGTAACTCATCAAATCTAGAACTTCTAGAGTTTGCATATGATGAAGTTTGTGGTTTTGGTGCAACACTCTTCCAGAAAACAGTTGAGTTATCCAAACCGAGTGTTTGTGAATCATACCAATCAACAGCTGTGCTTGGTTGTAATGCAGAGTTAGTGGTTATACCAGTAACTGTCATTGTTTCTCCAGCAGTTCCAATACCAGCTACAAATACTAAATCACCAACATCAATATCACCTAAAGCATTTACAACTATATTTGTATCAGATCCACCACTATTAGAAGTTGCAACTGTTGTTGCAGCACCAGCATTAGTTACGACTGTGATTGTAGTTCCATCATTATGAGCTGTTGCAGTTGTTCCTCCAAGACCTCTTGTTGAAATACCAACCGCATTACCTGAAATATTTCCAACTCCCATCAATTCACTACCAATTAATAGTAATGAAACGTTCGCAGTAATTCCACTTACGTTAGCAACGTTTACAGAACCTGCACTTACACTCAATGCAGCACCACCAGCGTTGTCAATTGATGTTGATGCAGTTTTGTTTAGAAGAACTAATTCTTCATTTACAGTTAAAGCACCCTGACTTGTTCCAGCTACTCCTCTTGTTACTTGAATAGAAGTTGTTGCAGCACCAGTTGCACCAGCGATGATCACATCTCTAGTAGTCTTAAATTCATAAACAGTTCCTGTAGAATAATCTACATTTGAAGCGACTCCTCCCTCAACTTCACTGTTAATTTTAACATCAATTGAACTTGCACCAATTCCTGTGACTGTTCCTGATAGATGTCCATTTAAAGTTTTTGTTGTACCAGCACCTCCAACTGAAACACCACCAAATGCTTGAGTAACAGCAGCACCAACGACAACACCAGCAGTATTAATACCACTTAATATTTGATCTGCTTTTGAGTCTATTACACATACCTTTAATCCATTAGCCCATGTGCCTGGATTTTTTGCTGCGTAATACCATGTAGTTGCTCCTTCATGTGCATTGAAGTAATCATCTACATTTTTAATTTTTAAACTACTTAATGAACTACCAGCGCCACTTGCAACTGCTGCATTTGCGTTATTTAAACTAGTACCATCTGTTCTTACAACCCTAAGAACTCCTCCATATGAAAGATAAGAAGCAGCTGATAGCCAATATTCGTACTGAGAACTTGTTTCTTGTGGTTCTCCAAAACTTTCAACTAAATCTTTTTCACTTTCTATTAATATTGGATCTTCTACTGGGCCTTTGACAAACGGGCCTGCAATGGCACCAGTCTGATCACTTACTCCAGTAATTCCTCCCCTAGTCAGGTCAACTTCTTTGACTTTGATACCAGGCGAGACTAAGCCTAAACCAGCCATCTGATTCCCTCTGCGTGTCAGTATTTTATCTAAATTTATTTATTATTTACCCGACTTACGTATGGGGAAACAGTGCGTGAACTTTACCAATCAGGATATTCCCATGTGATTATTTTTTTCTTTCTTGTATCTGAAATTCTTTTGATAGTGCAGAGTTTGCACTCATATGAATACGAAGAAGCATTACCTCCTCTATTCTTTCGAGTTAAATAAAAACCATCGATTAAATTTTTTTCCTCTCCACAAACACGACAAACTCTCTCTTTAAGAAATAAATGTTCTAGATCAAATTGATCATCTAAGTTCATCAATAGTATTCCCACATATAACTCGAATCACCATATGTTGAAAATACTTCATCTCCATTAGCCTTAGTCCATCTATCTCCACCTTCTACAAATTCATCATCGTCTAATCCATCCGAGATAAAACCAAATGGAGCCATATCTTGTTCAATCTGTTCTTTCTGTTCATCATATAATCTCTTTCTTACGTCTTGATCTGTTAATTCCTTAAAGTAATCTTGATCTACCATCCATGCGTATATGACAAGACACATTGCAAGGTCATCATTACATCCTTCCTCAGCTTCAAATGAAGTTCTCTTTTGTATGAATGTAGTTAGTTCTGATATGATATCATAATCTTTAAATAAAACCTTATCAGATTCAATCATCGTTTTAAGATTAGAACATCCTAAAGCTTTAACTGCTTTGGACATCTTCACTCCAAGTTGAGTTTTCTTTCCACTAAAACCTTGTCCTACAATTTGACCAGCACGACCTCTCATTGAACATTGAAGTAGATTTGGATATTCTAGATCATAATTTAGTATAGAAGCTACCTGATCTCCAATATCATTTACTTCACATAAAACCCATGCATTATTGTATCCTCGAATCGTATCATGTATTATCGAAGGAAATAACATTGGTTTAATACTATTATTTCGATACTTAGCCACCACCCTATGTGGATATGATGTTATATCTACAATCACAAATGCAGAGTAATCATTATCCATTCCTCTTGCAACATCCACTGTACACATGTATTCATGATCTTTTTGTGGTTGTTCATATACGTCTAAACCATTACTCGTTTGTAATGGATTTTCATATACCAATGCTCTGAGTTTAGCTGGGTTGATAAGAGTATCAACAGATCCTAAGAACTCACATTCAAACTCAACTTTGAATTGTTGTTCTGATGTATTTTTTATTGTTTGTTCTCGCCACTTCTCATCTCTACCTGGCACTTCAGACCAATGAACTGATGTAGGTACGTATTCATTCTGTTTACGTTCCGCATCATGCCACATTCTATAAAAATGATTCATCCCATGAGGGGTTGAAACCATTATGACTTTTGTTGATTTACCAGAAGTAATAGTAGGATATACAGAGGCAAAGAACGAGTCAGCAATATGATTAGGAACAAAGGCGAACTCATCCAGAAAAAGAATGTTGAAAGACATA